TCTTGCTATTGTAGTTTGTCTTTGAGCATCTAAAGCTTGTTGTCCTAGTTGTCTTTGAACACCACCTGCTTGTAATAAACTTTGTATATCGGCTTGTTGCATTGCTTGTTGTTGTCCACCTAACGCACCGAGTAATTGTCCACCCGCTTGTTGTATACCTTGTTGTTGTGCTGCCAATCCTGCTGCTTGTTGGAAACCAGAAGCCATTGATTGACCTATGTTAGATTGAGTGGCTCTTTGTAATTCTGCTCTTTGTACTCCTTCTCTTGCACCACCAAATGCACCTTGTCCTATTGCATTAGCTGATAGTTGATTTTGAGCCATTTGACCTTGTCTTGCAATCTCATCTGTTACATAAGATTGATAAGGGTTTAAAAGTTGATTTATGTTTGGTCCTTGCATTGAACCTAAAACTGATCCAATACCCGCAGCAGTAGCCCCTTGACCGACACCCGTAACACCAGCTTGTGAAAACCCTGTTTGCTCTAAACCTGTCGGGCCTGCAATTTGAAACGCAGGAATACCTACAGGATTCGTTGCAAGTTTTGCGGCCTGATCATATAAGGCTAGTTTTCGACTCTCGACCTCTGGAGCTTCTCTAGCTATTGATACCTGTGTTCCCGAGGTGTCACCACCACCGCCACCGCCTCCGAAGATAAAACTCATTTTATGTTAACTCCTTTGTATATAAATATCTTTTTACTTGCCATTGTTTAGTTCCTAAAAATTTTCTCCAACCAGGTCTTGCATGCACCGCTATTTTTTTGCAATCTTCCGATCTTGCAAAATCCTCTATTGTGTCTGCAGCCTCGTCTTGCCATAATTCTCTTTTGTCTCCTTTTAACAATATGACTTCACATTGTTTATAGTTCGGTAAAACCATTACTCTAGTAACAAATACACCGAACACTTTGTACTTTTCACCGTCATCAGAGCCAAACATCATAAACAATTGAAAGGCTCCTTCTTTAATTCCTTCTCGAAGATCTTCAATATTCATGGGGTTACCATCGTATTTTAAACCTTCTCTTAACATAAACTCAACAAGTGACCAATACTCGTCAAGTTTTTTTGGTTCGATGTATAACACACCGACCTCTTTTTTAATTTGCTTTCTTTTTGGCGTCATCTAGTAAATCAAATATTCGTTTAAACTTAGCTTGTTGACCGTAAAAGAACGCTGCTCCTTTTTTTCTCATGTCTTTAAAACTTTCAGGATTAGCACCTTCCATGATACCTGCTCCTAAAATTGCATCCGCTCTCGATACGAATTCTCCATCTGCTAACTGCGCTAACATAGTGTCTTCATCTTTGTCACCGTTTCCTGAACCATCTTCTACATAGCCCATAGCTCTTACATAATTGTTAACATCACTTTTATCATGATCTATCATAGACGGTAAATAATTAATACCGCCTGCATTAAATTTTCTTACTTCTGCAATACCACCTTTGTTAAAAGTGTACATTGAATCAGGTCCACCATAATTAAATGGAGATGAAGATTGATTGATGTTTTCAGGATCTGCTTCGTAGTCATACTTATTTAAAATTCCTTGTAGCTGTTCGTCTGCTTTTTTCTTTGCTTCTTCGTAGTCTTCAGGTCTTGTACCTTCTGGTGGTTTCACTGGCTCATCGTCACCTGCTAGAGCAGTGGTTGCCGCGGCAGTTATACCTAATTGAGCTCCTGGACTAAAACTTCTGAAACCTGACCCTTGCATTAAAGCTTCTTTACCGCCTCCAGCAGCGACCTCCGCAGGTGTCATCGCACCAACTTTTTCAGCACTCATACCTGGTTGACCTACTAAAGCTGATAATCCTCTACCTGCTAAAGTTTGTCCTGTAAATTGTTGTCCTAGTGAAAGACTTCCTGCTCCCATATCACCTAAGTAATTTCCTCCGGCAAACATACCAGGCATTTGACTTGATTGTCCAAAAGCACTCAAACCTTTAATACCTGCCATACCACCAACTTGTCCTAAAGTTCCTGCAATTGCTGCATCTCTGAATGCTCGTTTAGTAGATTTACCTCTAAGCTTTTGTATACCGAAAGTTGCTAATGCTATAGTAATTGGATCCATAATATTTTAACTAGTTATTATGGTATTTTAACTTATATAACGCTATTCTTCAATATCACTCAACTTTATAGAATTCATCTTGTACTTTACCTGTGTACTTGTACTCTCCGATATGGCTTATTTCTTCATCACATAAGGCAAAAAGTTTGCCCCCAATAGCTCTCCAAAGCTGACAAAAATAAAAGTCTTCACCCATATACGTTTTCTTTGAGGGGCTCCAATAAGTGTCAAAAAAATTATAATAATTAGGTCTGTCTATAAGCTCACCATTCATAAGGGTTTTTTGTTTTATCACCAATTCTTTGTAGTGTTCTTTAAGCTTTGTGAACGCAGATTTCTTGATCATCATCATACCTGTCGGTCCTTTAATTACTTCTATATAACCATCTACAGGTCTTATGTCTTTAATGTCTGGTATCTCAATAGGAAACAAATGCCCCATGGTATTAATATCGTCATCAGGTCTTGTTTCAAAATCTTTTCTAAATTTTGCATCTGTTTTTTGTTTTATGGGATAGGGTATTAAAGATATTTCATGTGGTGATTTCATTAATCTTAATACAGATCTTGTGTTAAACTCAACATCTGAATCAATGAATAGCATGTATTCTGCATCAGAATTCATAAACTCAGAAGCTAATAAGTTTCTCCCCTGTGTAACCAATGAAGACTTCATTATTTGAAATGTAATTTGTATTTTATTTAAAACACATTCTTTTTGTAAATCAAGACAAGCTCTCATAAAATGTATTGATACATCTGAATGTACAGGTGTACATATCATGATATGGTTTTTATTTGTTTCGTTTGACATGTATTGCTCCTTTTAAAAAATTTTCCCAATTCTTACCCATGTTTTTCCAATCATAAAAACGCTTATAATATTCTTGTTGAAATCTAAATACATTTGTAAGATCATTACTTAAAATTCTTTTTGCTTCCACACAACACTCTGCCACTTGTTTCGCTAGCTTAGCTTTGTTTTGAGTAAAAGGTATATATATTGGAAACTCTGCACAAGTTTCTGGTATTGCTCCGAGATCCGTGGTTATAAGTAACTGACCTGCTGCTAATGATTCCATAGCAGAAATACAGAATGTTTCTTCCCAAATACTCGGAAAGCAATTAACATCATAATCTTTTAGTTTACTCATTAAAGTTCTGTGATCACAATAGCCCATGTAATTTACATTGGGTAAATCTTTTGCTTTTTGATACAAAGCTTCATACTCTTTGTCATGATGTTGTTCAAATTGTTTACCATAGATAATTGTGCTGGAATAAACATCTAAAGTAATATCTGGATCTCTGTCTTTTAATGATTCCATTGCCGTTAAGACAACTTCAAGACCTCTCCAAGGAGTAGAGATGTAGCACATCTTCAATTTCTGTCTTGGACTAAAATCTTTTTTTAATTGCAGTTCATCATAGTCAATTGCATTCTTTATAACCGTACACTTGTCTTCTGGTATCTTGAAAAAATATCTGTATTTCTCAAAACTCCAATGTGAATTAAAAACATACCAATCATATTTGTTATGGTTGTCTTTGTTTTGAAACCAAGGTGCTAGATTAGGTTGATCGTAAGAATTTTTAAGCCAAAGTATATTTGCTTTGACAGGATCTAAGGGATCTTTTTCTGGTATTGAGGTAGTAATCTGAACAGAATTAAGCACACCCTCATCACAATGTTTTTTAAGGTACGCTAATTGTATTTCAGTTCCACCTGCTGGTTGCATTATGATTTGGTTTTACCAAATACCTGAAGAGATGCAACTGTTATTTTTTGATTTATTTGAAGATCATCCGTAACAGTATCAGTATTGGAATCAGCAACATCGTTATCAAAATCAGTTTTGCTAGCATATACTTTACCTGTTCTTTTGTTCTTAATTTCTTCCTCAGCTTTCGCTGGAATTATAGGAACTTCTTCACCATTTATTATTACTGTTTTTTGTGTCATTGTTTTCTACCTTGCCGGTTATACTTTTTATAACATCTTTTCTTACTTTTGTTAAGACTCTTGGTATGGCGCCTAGGCCTCTTTCTAGGTTTTGGCCTTTGAATAAAGTCTTTAAATTTCCTAGCCATTTTCCTGTGATCTGTCTATTTGAGCATAATTAATTACACCTTGTATTTTATTACTTCCTGTGGCTGCTTGAATTTTAATTTGATCCCCTGCTTCTAAATTAATACCTGCAGGAGAAGCGTTTACTTGTGTTTTGGCTGCTATGTTATCTCTAAAAAATTCATATTCAGTGTTTGAATTAGACGAATCAACTAAACTAGCATTAACGTCTATCGCTGAAGAAGCATCATTGTTAGCACAATAAACACTTTTTACAATTAAAGTTGCATTTGCAGGACAGGTTATAACTACATTTAAATTTGTATCTGCTTGTTTAAATCCTTGGTTTTTATATTGTATTGTCATGATAAAAAGTAATCGAATGCAGCTTGTTCATTTTTCTGATCTTGTTGGTATGAAGTATTAAGCGTATTTTGTAAATCCTCAATAGCTAAATTTATTTGTCGAAAAGATTCACTCGAATATTCTGCGGGCGGTTCAGGTAAAAATACTTGTACTTTAGCCATTATCTTTTACCGTCAGGTTGTATATCAAATCTAAACATTCCAAAACGCCAGCTCTCATCGACTGCACTATTTTCAATTTTAACTGCAGCTAATCTACCTCTGACTCTCGTGTCTACCTTATCAGTAGTTGCTGAAATAGTAAATGGCCCTGCCGTTCTTTGGCCTTGGGTCGTGCTGACATCTGCGGGGTAATCTTTAACTACAAAACTTACTTTTGAATTACCATTAACATATTTAAAATCAGGAATAAATCTTCTTACTTTTATAAAATACTCACCATCACCATCTAAATCTAAATCAAAATCTCCAGATTGAATAAAGGCAGGTATTGCATTTATTGTACCATTAGCCAATACTTCATTAGTGCCTAGCTCATGATCAAATACTCTTGAGGCTCCATTAGATATCCCTTGAATTGTAGGGACATTTGGAGTGACGTTAGAAATAAATTCAGTTGCAATCGGGCTTTTAAATACGTGTGCATCT